GCAGGCGGTGGATTGCTCATCGGAGAAGTAAGCGGCTTGCATAGACCTATAGGACAATATGCAAGTGAAGGAGCCTTTTAAACGACGCACGATACCCAACCGTGACTACCTGTTAAGAAGGGTCAATCGCCGCCTGCTAAATAATCTCTCGATGTCGGGAATATGATAAGGAGAATGATATGGACAGAGTAGAAATAACACAAAGTATGATTGGATTATGCCACATGCAAGTATGCGCCGTAGTTGATGCTACAGACGAAGAAATTCTCACTATATGTAATAGCCAAAATCCATCCGGAACAAGCATGGGTTGGGTAAGCGTATTAAGAAATCCAGAGGATGGATTTTTTGGGAAAGGTGATGATTTAAAACCCAAACAATGCCAAGATGACCCCAACAGGCTTCATATACTTGTAGCTTGCTGAATAGACCATCTTGTTGACCTCAACAAAAAGGAGAATGATATGGGATGTTCCAGAGAGAGCTTTAATATTTTTAAAGTTCGTGGTATGAAGAGTGCATGTAGATACATACTTAGAGTTAAAAGACTTCCTGACTATATATGGTCAGACTCATTTATGCCCTTTGTATGTAAAGTTGTTGGGCATAAACCCTATAAACCAGAACAAAGGGAAGATGAGTGGGCATGTCTTAGATGCCATGTTTATATAAAACCCCCGAAAGCAGAATATGACCTACTATAACCTCTCCGACCGCCAAGCCCATCACGCCGCCAGTCTCGAATCCGGTGATGAGATGGTGATTGTAGTGCCGTGGAGATATTCACGGTAAGGAAGGAGTAGAAGATGCCCTATCAGAAATGCCCTAAATGTGATGGTCAAGGGATAGTATCAAAACCACCTTATGTAGCTGGAGATGTGTATACATGGAGTTCTACACAAACAAGTTTCCCATGCCAAACATGCAATGGTAGTGGGTTATTATTCTACTCATTCACAGATACCAAAAGCGAGACAAAGCCATGAAACCAGAAGAACGAAAAGCTATCGACGCTCTGCTTGATGGGCTGACAGAAAAGCCTGAACCCGCCGAGCCAGTAACAACGGTTACTGTTTGGTCAATAAACAAAGAACTATCGGGCAGTTGGTATAAAGAAACATACAAAGAGAACGGCACTCCCATCATTCCCCGCATCATCGCCGAGACGCTCGAACAGGATGGCGTGATGGCGATTAAGGTGGAATGTACGGAGGAGTTTGATATAGATGGATTTGTTACTTTTAACATCGTATATATTTGGGGTAAACGACTTGGGAAATTATCTGATGGCAACTGGGAACACGGTAATTATTATTGTCAGGCAAAAAGGACAAGGGGAAATATTAAACCCGTTATGCTTGACTCCGACATCGAATCCGTCATCATCGCCTATCTCGAAAAGCAGAAACGCTGTATCGCTGCCGAAATCGCTGAGTTCTATACCTGCGAACTGGCAGGCGAGAAGGTTAGGGCGTATGAGGATGAAGATGGCGATATTGTAGCTATTTTCCATGATAGTTATATGTCGGGTGTTCTTTATGGTTGTCCTAATCAAGCCCGTTATCTCTGCAAAAAAGCAGGCATACCGATAATGTCCTATAGCGAAAGCAAGGGTAATTTTGAACCACCAAAAGGAGAATGATAATGGTAGAGAAACAGTTATATATTGGCGATTGTATTGGAGAAATTGATACCGGTTCTCCGCGTCGCAAGCCATCGCTAAAAATAGTTTTCCAATTCCCAGTATACTTGCCTGAATGTTCTGAAAAATACAAAAAACTTTTGAGAGGGTTAGCGCAAGCAATTATCAGCCCTTACGGTAAAATGCCGATTAGGGCGCTACGATTGGAATGGGATGAATATGAAGAAGATTTTGAACCGCCGAAAGGATAAATTTGAATTATAAATCATTTACATATTCTGAGTTGGAAGATATATTTAAAAATATTTCTTTTAAGCAGAAACCTTTTTTGCATCAACTCATAACATTTACTTTTGTTCTATCAAAAGAATTGAACAAAGTATTTCTATTCCATGATATAGGTTTAGGCAAAACTTATACTGCATTACATTTATTAAAAATATGGAATGTAAAAAATCAGATTCTTGTGATATGTCCTAATTCTGTTATTAAGACATGGAAAGAACAGATTACAAAATATACAGATTATACTTATGATATATTAACTGGAACACGGCAAGAACGATTGAGTAAAATGTTTAAATCAAAAGCAAAAATACTTATAATCAACTATGAAGGATTAAAAGTAATTGGAGGAATTAAAGATAAAAAAGGTTTTAAATTAAATATTGCAAATATTAAATTAATGGGATTTGAAGCGGTCATTGCCGATGAGTGCCACAGATATAAAAATCCTGATTCATTACAGACAAGAATATCACACATGCTTGTTAAGAGGGCACGATATTCAATATTAATGACAGGAACACCGATAAGCAAGAGTGCTATTGACCTGTTTGGTCAATGTTATGTGTTGGATGATGGGGCAACATTCGGCGTTGTTTATAATCACTTTTTAAGTTACTTCTACTACAAACCAATATTTCAGTACGATTGGATACCAAAACGATTATGCAATATTTGTAATGAACTATACACATTGAAAAAAGAACATTTAGCAAAGCATAGTATAGATATTAAACAATATAGAGAAAAGTATCCAAAAGAAAAGACTTCTGAAGATTTAGTACTTGAAGCTGTAAAAGACATTTCATTGACGTACCGTAGGGAAGAGTGCTTAGATTTACCTGCAAAGATTTATGAGGAGAGAAGTGTATATGCTAATGCAGAACAGCAAACGTGGATTATGGATATAATTGCGGGGATAAAAATTGAAGAGATTAAAAAGACTCTTGACAACAACATCATTCGATTACTGCAAGTAACTGGGGGCACCATTATTCATGGTGATAAGAAGATTTATACTTTTGCAGATAATCCAAAGATAAAAGAGTTGAATAACCTTTTTGATGAAATTCCTGGACAGGTTATTATCTATCACTTATTTATTGAAGAGGGAACGTTAATACAGCGTTTACTTGACAAGAAAAAGATGAGCTATTCATTGTTGAATGGTCGTGTAAAGAACAAGGAAGAACAAATAGATTTATTTATGAATGGTAAATCCAAAGTGTTAATAGCTCATCCCAAGTCTGGTGGTGAAGGATTAAATTTACAGATGAGCAATACCATGATATTCTATTCTTCAGGATATATGGGTACCACATTACGGGAACAAGCTGAAGGTCGTATACATAGAGCAGGACAAAATAAAACGTGTTTCTATATTGATATTGTAATGGAAGATACTATTGATAGAATACTCATTGATTCATTAAAGAACAGAACGGATTACGTTAAAGATGTTTTAAACTACTTATCTAAAGGAGTTAAAAGATGATTAATACATTGGAGGAATTAAAGGATGAACTTAGTAGATTAGAAAGTCTCTTTGAACAAGAATTAGAAATTTTTGAAAGGGAAACAAATATTAAAGTTCATAAAATAATAATAAATAGAATTAAGCATGAAACTTTACTTGTTCATAGCTCCGATGAATCTTTAACTGTAAAAATTGCTATTGAACTTAACAATTTAAGAAATTAACAGCATTATCAATCACATTCACCAAATTTCTTCTGTTCATTGAGCAGGGGTCTTGACCTTCATCACATCTTGCAATCACAACATTAGAAAAACCTTTGAGTAATGAGGTCTGCCGCATTATCTTTGATTCTTTGACATCAGCATCGGGCATATAAATTAACCTCGTGCTAAGAGCGTTTAAATCGTAAATTTGATTCTTTGATATTGACGAACCAAATGTAGCGGCAGCATTGACTCCTGTTTCCATATAAACCGCCCATACATCAAAGATGCCTTCTACAATTACTATTGACTCATTCATTTTTGGTTGTTTTGCAAAGTACATATACTTACTTGCTTGAAAATCTTTATTAAATAAATACTTTTTTCTTGACATATTTGTTAAATCCCTGCCACATAATCCTACTATTATGGAATCGGTTTCATTAATAGGGTCAGGTATAGGAACTACTAATCTTCCTTGAAAATACCCAAACACACCATACATACAATTATATGCCTCAATAATTTTCCATGTAAATCTTCTTTCATTTGCAAATCTTTCGACTAATCTTCTTGCTGTAGGAGTTAAACAGCCTTCTTGAACTGGTATAAGCCCAGTCATATCAATTTTTGAATCAATCTTTACTGCCACTTTTTCCTCCTTTTTAAATATACTATCCAATTTAGTTTTTGGTGAAGATAGATTTTCAAATATTTGTCCTGTTACTTGCTGATATTCTTTATATGATATTCCTTCAACTATTTGTAATAACTTAAATAGAGACCCCTTTGCTCCACATTTAAAACATGAGTAGTTTCCATTCTCTTTGAATATACCTAAGTGATAATTATTATCACCACAAAAAGGACAACATAAACCATAACAGGATTTTGATACTGAGGGGTGCCGTTCCACATAGGGCACCCCAAAGTGTTTTAGTATATCATTTGTTTTCATTAGAAAACCTTTTTTCTTTATCTTTTATCCAAGACTTTAATTCTAAAAATGATATTTTATTTACAATACATATTAATCCAATAGATTTAGAAAACTGATATATAAATTCTTTTAATGCTTCATCGAGTTTTTCAAAATCTTTTTTCATATCATTTACTTTTATTAAATCTCTGCCTCTTTTGCATTTTCATAAGTATCTATAATAATATTTGTCCAGTAATTATCATTAAAATGACATTCTGTGTAATGAGTGACAAACTCTCGTGGAGTCATATTTTTTATTTTTTTATCGAAGGATTCATCATTTTTATCCTCAGCACCCAATCTTAGTCTTACATCTACTAAACTATAAACATCTAACTTAGTTAAGTCAAGCATTTTTAATACCCTCCTTTATAAAATAGATATGATAAACCATATTGTAATAATAACACTGATTGTTCCAACTACATCTTCTCCTGTCATATAATTATCTCCTATATTTTATATGATTGACCTTCATACTTTACTGTTTTTATTTTTCCAAAAGATGCCCCGTAACTGTTCAGTCGAAACTGTTCCTTTACTTTTTTAATACCATTTCTTATTTCTATTGTGATGATTCGATTTACTCTTTTTGCATTCTCCTTTCTTATTTTTTCCTTTACTTTTTCCTTTACACCAATTACTGGAAACACTGGTACACTGATGAAGAAGAAAAAACGGAACTCATTCATTGCACCATAGCAATTAACCTTGACTTGTCTTCTCATTTACTAAAGGCTCCTTTCCTTCAACTAAAAATCCAAGACGTTCTTCATTATTATCATTTGTAAGTTGTCGTATCTCGGAACATTTCTCTCCAGCATAATTCTTGGCTATCTTGTGAAAAGCTATAAAGTTCTTTTCAAATTTCTTTGGTGCTGCGAATATAATATAATCATTATACATTCCCCAGGAGAAGCCATAGCTCAAATTGTCTCGAATTACCCTTGCTTGTACGTGTGTACAATTATATTTTAATATAATATCACTAATAAGATATTCAAATTCTTTGCTACTTGGTCTTCTCATTAGAACCTTCTTCCTTTTGACTTTGTAAATAAACCTTTTAATATCAAGAGTATTGATATTACAAAAAATGTCCAAAATATCGAATCACTAAAGAAGATTTCTTGTAGTTTTTCCATTGCTAAACTCCTCCTTTACATCTTCGAGTGGTGTAATTGTTTTAATTATATTGGAACAATACTTGCAAGAAATATTACATTTTAAAGCAATTCTGGATAATATTAAATCAAGCCCAGTGTTTTGACATCTAAATATAAATACTTGGTCTGGCATTGTTGTTCTTCCTTTATTTGATTGATTCAATCGTGCTTACCAGATTAGAAACTATTTTATGAGCAAATGTTAGAGAAAGTTCCTTTGCAACTTCGAGTTCTCTTGGTCTTTCTTTTAAAGTCATTCCATTAACGTTTATTTTATAACCGTAACTATCTCCACTACTTTCCCACTGTATATTTATTGTAAATGTTTTATTCAGATAAATTCTATAACTATTATAATGTGTATCGTACCAAACGCCTTCTTTTAGTTTTTGCATAGTTTTTATCCTTTCCTTATAATTTGAATAGATATTTTGAATAGCTGTAATATAACAAATATTTTTTATTTGTCAATGTTTATTGATGAAATTTGAATACAAAAGTTGAAGAGAAAATTTGAACACTAAAATTTGAACAGAATTTTGTTGACAATTTCACGCTTGTTTTGTACATTGATACCTGCAGATGTATCTCCGATGAAGAAAAGGTGGAGCGGGCTCCTGCATTAAAAGCACTCCTCCAAAGTTCTCCAATGCCTATATGCCGACTGGAAACTGCATAGTAAAAAGCCCGCTCCTTCGCTAATTTATTATTGGAGTAAAGATTTTCTTATATTCTTACCACCACAACTTCTTTTTTCCTTACCAGTTTTATGATTCATACATTCACAAGAATCACAAGCTTTAATTCCTTCAATCTGAATAAGCCAGCAATCACTTGTTAAAGTCTTTTGGTCAACTTCTTTACTCATGATTGTTACTATCTTACCATTCTCAATAAAACCTTTTTGATATAATATATTAAAGCTCCTTTATGATTTTATCCACATTATACAAGTATACTTTTTTACTTCTCCAAGTTCCAAAAGTATGAAATCTTTTATAAACAATCTTGTCCGGTTTTGTTACTTCAAGAATTTTTCTTGCTTCCTTTTTTGTTCTTAAAGTTTTTATTGCAATAACGACTTCTGCCCTTGAAATCGGCAGAAGTCTATCTTCTTGCTTGTTCATACAATCCTCCCTTATTTGAAAAGGGTTATTTAATTATAGTCCGCAGGCGAGTTTCTTCACCAATGCCGCCATTGCTTTCTCAACTGTAGCACCACAAGCGTGGTGTTTCTTGTTTTCTGTTGTAACTTTGTAATAAACTTTGGTGCCTTCCATAATTCTGGTGGCAATTACTGGTTGTTTAAATTTGATGGTCATAATTTATTACCTCCTTAATAAGATTGTTTAATTGTTACTTAGTGTTTGGTGCATCCATTTCACTGGTTGAAGTAAAAGTATCATTATAACTTTTGATTGTACATACATCACCGAGTTTTACTTGCTTCCATGGTACTGGTTTCTTATATCCCTCTGGTACTGATTCCAGACATATCATAGTAATTGTAGGTTGCATAGGATTTTTCCAACTACATCCTTTACAAGTAGGATATATATCACCCCAATGATTGGTGGAATGTTTTTGCTCTAATCCACATCTTGTACACTTGTAAAGTTTTGTTGTTATTTTTCCAATAGTTTTCATTCTGCAACCTCCTTTACTTTCTTCCAATTTGTAGTATCATTTTTAAGTTTTATTTCTACATCACAATCCTTTAATGCTACTACTTCTTCCCCTTTAATCAGAAAAGGCCATTTACCCCATTTCCTTCCACTAATTCCAATGTACTGGTACTTGACAAAAGTATTTGGCATATTTCCTCCTATAATTTATGGTTTAATTTGTCTTGACTTGGGACAAGACTTGTACTTTAATAGGGGAATTTTCATTCCCCTATCCCTCAGTATACAAGTTTGTTATTCATATACTTTTTTACCGAAACTGCCATCCTCTGAAAAATAATAATCATTGGAGTTTATTGTATCCTCAATAACTGCTTTCGAGGATAAATAGTCATATTGTTTTTCCAATTGTGAGTATATCCATTTCATAAAGGAACGTAATTCCTTTTCCAGTTCTTCACAATCTACTTGATATTCCGAACTGGAATCCTTATTGAAAACAGCTATGTCCGTGCTATTCTCATGGGAGTAACGACCGCTATGCTTGACGCCGGCGGTTAATTGATAGAAATGTTTTTTCTGAATATCAAATAGATTCTTGGCAATTTCCTGTACCTCTGTATCTGAAGGAGCATATTCTTTTACTGCATTAACGCTATCCTTTTTATAAGAGTATGTTCCTTCAAAACAAGCCCCATCCCCTTGGCTCCAGAATCCAGAAAAGTAAATTTCATCAATTTCAATTCCCATAAGCTTCCCAATTTCTTTTGCATCATCATAAACAGCATCCCACCAATCATAATTGGTGTTAATATCCTTCATTTCTTCCAATGCTTTTTCTTTTGCTTTTTCAGAAAGTTCATCATAGGAATACAGATTCACGGTAATGGTTTTCATTTTAATTCTCCTTACTTTGTGGGTGGTTCATCAATAAACGTTATGTGTTTAGGAGATACATAACCATTGTATGGTTCATAGCAATTATAAAAAGTTGCTTTTTCCCATATAAAAAACGATACATCTAAAGAACAGCAATGTGTTGGAATAGCGTCTGTCCTCCAAACTTTTCTTCTGCCGGTTTTTGTTTTTTCAAAACCGTCAAGATTGACATAACAGCGGAATGTTTTTTTCATTTTTTCTCCTGTTTAAAGTTGAACAGTTATTTTGAACACTCAAAAGTTGAACACTCAAAAGTTGAACACTCAAAAGTTGAACAGAAGTTGGGCGTTGCTTTTGGAAGTAATCCAAGACTTGCTTTATGGGCGCCCGGAGGAGGGTGCTTCCGCCCTCCGGGCTTGCCTTGTGTTTTTTACTCCATGCTGCCCTCCTTTTTATATATGGTTAATCATATCTTATAATACTCTCCAAACGGCGGTTTTATATCTGCCGTTCCCGTATTAATCCATAGGACTGGATAGTCTGGAGCTTGTTCTGGAAAGTGTCCTTGCATATCAGTAAAAAATACAAGGCAAGTTGGTTCTTCTTGTTCTGATATATACTTGAATACCGGGCGGAAATCAGTACCACCGTATCCGAACGGCAAGAATATTGCTTTTCCATCAACAACAAATGGAAAGCCCTTAAAATCAGTTGGGTCACTTACTACTGGATGTGAAATAATTAAATCGGCATTGGCAATCCTGCAAGCTTCTGCCACAATATCACTTTTTCCAATTCCTGGGGCACCTGTGAAAAGCACCGGTTTTATTGAAGGTATTGATTTACTTAGGAATGTCAATGCTTCTGAAGGTGTTACGGCCAATGGATTAAATGTGGCTTCCATAATACTACTCCTTTTTTGTACCCCCAGGGAGCACGGTTTTAAAATATTATAAGATGGAACGGTGAAGTACTAAGCAATGATTAAACAAGGCAGCAATGGATGAAAAGGTTGTTGTAAGATGAAAAGTTTTTTTACCACTGTAAAGAATAGACGTTTCCAATGCCTCATTATTATTATTCTTTGTGGCCACAAAGGACGTTTTAATTCCGTCCTTTTCAATTATAACAGTGATACTTGTCAAGATACACCTCCTGAAAATTTGAACACGGAAAATTTGAACGTCTCCTTATATTATATTATATGATATAGTCTTTTTCATGTGGCGTCACTTGTGAAATACGCTTGTGGCATTAAAGGCATATCATATTTTTATGATATGCCTCCACTCTGCCTATATACTTTTTAGTTTTTTATGATAAAATTATGTACTATTCCGTACGTGTTATAAAAGTACTACTTGTAAATCTTTCGGACTCACCAACCGCCATAGTAAATATGCCGCCGTTAAACATAAGATGAAAAGACCTTAATTCATTAATTCTGTTTTCCGGGATAGTTTCACCATTTTCACAATAGTAATGTTTACTTGTAACTTCTCCAGTGAAATTTGACCTTACTTCAAATAATTTCATAATACACCTCTGTTGTAAAAATGTATGTTTGTACTTCATTCTGTAAAATACTTTAAAATAGTTATGAAATTGTATGTTCAGAATAATTGCTACTTTCAATTAAAAATGAAATGTAAAAATCTTTATTTATTTTGTTTTCTTCTTTAGTAATTGTGTTGTAATAATTTAATGCCTTATAGTAACTATCAAAGTTTTTTGTAAATGACATATCTTCATATTTTTTATATAAATAGCTATTTACAAAAAACTCTTTTGTATCTTTTTTGTATAATGTAATTTTTAACTTAAAATCATAAAATGTAACTTTCATTTCATTCTGCATTGTTACTTTTTGATTTTTCATGATACGCCTCTTTTTGAAATTGTTTAAACACGTTTAAAACGATTATTTTCTTAAAACGATACATTCTATACAGAACATAAAATAATGTCAATCTGCCCGATAAAAAGAACATTAAACACTATTCTATGTACTGTATAGAATATATCGTTTAATCATTTTAATAAAACAAGTGATTAAACGATATATTCATTTCACTTCTTTTATGATACAAAGTACATTTACTAAGTTGTTAATGACTCATATAATGATTATTGTACTATGCTACATCACATAATTTCAGAATATGATATGTCTTCAGTTATATGAGAATCAACTTTTCAATTACTTGTTTTCTCTGTTACAATCAATGCAGTTGATACAGATTATTTAGCACTTGATTGTATATGCTTGTTAAGCATTATTTCTTTTGATATATTTCTTTTGTATCGTTTTTAAACGTGTAAAACGTCTATTGTCTTAGAATGATTCAGAAGAGAATGCAGTATATCAACTTTATCAGTGTTCAATGTACATCTTTCAATACTGTACCCATTCTCTTGCATTCTGTACGATACAAAAGTTTTTACATCTTTTTCAGAACTGTACACCCCCTTGTTAGAATTAATGAACATAATCATTCTTTGTCTTAATCGACATTTTATTGATTCAATGTTTTTTATCGTGTTATATATTTTGTCAATGCTATTCATCTTTTTATCCTTCTGTTGTTTTCTTGATACATAATATACAATAGCAAAAATCGTTTAATAAAAACAATAACTTACAATGGTACTTTTTCTTACTGCAATCCAATATTTATTATAATATTACTTGTCCAGAATAAATATATTATTCTTGTAACAATAGTATTTATTGTTATTTACATAAGCCCAATATATTCTGTATTATATATATTATACTGCGTCTATAATCCAACTTTTTTACAAAAAGAGTAGTAAAAAATCAGTAAAAATATTAAAGATTTTTTTCAATTATTGCTATAATTTCATTCTATTATACGATAAAATAATAACTTACAATAATCCAACTTTATTTAAAAAAACGTTTTTTCTTATTACTCAATTACACGCTAAAATATGCTTGTTTTACAGTACTCTTGGATAATTCATTTATAATTAATCCAATTTAATGCTATTCTTTATTGATTATAACTAATCCTGATTAATCTATATTTATGTAAAGAATAATACTGAAATAATCCTTCTTTAAATAGGGCAAGGAATGATTATCGTACACTAAGTAATGTATTCATATCAATCGTATATTGCCACTGTTCTGCCCTATTCTAAGTACTTTCGTCCATGTATCGTTTATATATAATAAATAATAATCCAAATAGTGTAGAATATTACATACAGTATAGAATAAGCAATGTACATAATAAGAATATAAAGGATAATATCTGTATAACGTTTAATACTCATGTTTCTATTGTTACTGCATTCTTCTGTATTATATATATCTTTACACTTGGATAGAATACTGTACTGTATAGTTTAAATCCTTCATGTATAAACATTAATTGTATTATCCTTTACACGTATATATTATAATTACACCAGAAAGTACCAGAAGTTTAAGTCTTAATCCTTATAAACATTTATAAATAAACAACTTACGTAAACATGGATAGAGTAAAATGAATAATGGAATATACAATAAGTACAATACAACAGTTGTAAGTGTAATATATCCAAGATTGTATTGTATATGCTATATAGTAAGACAATCAATCCATAATATTCAGAACATTATTGGACAGAATATAGTGATAGGGGGGTACATAATATTTAAAAACATTAATCCTGCATTCCAAGACAAGAGTGGTCCGAGGAACCTGAGTAAAAATTCAATGTGGAGTATTTTGGAACTTAATATCATTATATAATACATTAAAATCATCAATACGAGACAATAGCAATGATAAATGATACTACAATGAATGAAACGCAAGATGAGTCTATTATAGATTTTTATCCATTACGTGATAAATCTTGTAATAGTCATACTGATGCTTCTGATAATTGTGTATCTGATTGTCAAACCATAACGAATAAGACCATGCTCAAAGAGAAAAACAAATATTGTCCAGTATGTAAAGGAGTAATGAAGCTGGACAGCATAACGGTAGATGGATACAAACTCTATCGGTGCAAGGGATGTGGTCGATTCGGTGAATTGATTCCAATGTACATTAACTATTTCAAAAGTCAGGCAGTATCAAGATGAACTTAGTAAATGATAAAAGACGTGGGGTTAGAAAAAATAAGATTGACCCTAATGCAAAGGAACAGATAATTGCACGGGCTAAATCAGTATTTACTAATCCGAAGCCTACTAATCCACAGGTCAATCAATTACTCGAAGCAATAAAACGGATAGAAAAGATAAAAACAAATGAATCAAAAAATGGTACAACAGTAAGTTTGCTTGACCATGCTGTTGAAAGAGCCTTTAAATCTGATACTGTATTGATAAATGTTTTGAAGAAATTGATACCTGATTTGAAACGCACCGAAAGTGATGTAAACATAAACGGTGGAATTGATGTCAGCTATATGAGTGAAGAGGAGTTAAAGAATGCAACTCGTGAGTTCTTCGAGAAGCTCTCAGATACCAACTCTTAGTAGAGAAGAACTGGTAACGATGCTCATGATAGCTCGTGAGCATTCAATAAGAACGGGCAGGAGCGACTTTTATATGTTCTGTCGTATTCTTGCACCGGACTTCTATACTGATGATAAACCTCATCTGAGACGCTTGTGCGAAAAGCTCCAAATGCTGTATGAAAGAAAATTACTACGGAAATATGATATAGTAAACAAGGATAAAATGACAAGTCATAACGGTAAGGGACTTCCAGTTCCTTATCGTAAAATGAAAATTAATATGCCTCCACGTTTTGGTAAATCCAGAACGCTTCTTATGTTCTGTTGCTGGGTTTTAGGACAGAATCCTACTGAAAGAATCATATACACATCATATAATGACAAGAATGCTGGTGATTTCTCTCGATATGTGCGAGACTTGATAAGTGAAAAGAAGAATTTACCTCATCAGATAGTGTATAGTGATATATTTCCATGGACAAGAATAAAAGAAGGAAATGCCGCCATTGAGAAATGGGCGTTGGAAGGGCAGTTCTTCACATATATAGGAGCAGGTATTGAAGGTTCCATTACTGGAAAAGGTGGAACCATACTTATTGTAGACGACCCGATAAAGGATGCCGCTACAGCTTACAATGAACTTGCTCTTGAAAGGATTTACAAATGGTATTCAGGTACGTTTCTTTCAAGAAGAGAACCAGATGCCCTTGAAATAATAAACATGACTTTGTGGTGTTCATTAGATATATGCGGTCGTATTGATGAAGACCCAGAAGAAAAGAAGCAGTGGTACACAATAAAGCTGGAAGCAAAGAATTTAGATACAAATAAAATGCTTTGTCCATCAATTCTTAATGAAGAAACGTATGAAAACCTTAAGAAATCAATGGACAAACTCATTTTCATGGCAAATTATCATCAAACTCCTATAGATGAAGAAGGAAGACTGTATAAATCAATACTTACTTACAAAAAACTTCCTGCTATTGAGTTTGACAGAATAATTTGTTATGTGGACACTGCTGATGAGGGGGATGATTTCTGTTGTGCAATAGTGGCAGCAGAAGCAGAAGGAAAGGCTTACGTTCTTGATGTTTTATACACAAAGGCTGGCATGGAGGTAACAGAAGAGGAGACTGCTGATTTACTCGTGGGGAATAATGTAACATTATGCAAGGTTGAATCTAATAATGGCGGCAGAGGCTTTGCAAGAGCTGTTTTACGTATACTTCAAGAACGTTATGATAAAGAGACTGAAGAAATTGATAAAAGAGTAGCAATGATAAATATTCATAATGCAAGTAATATAAGAAAAAGACTAAATAGCACAATTACTCGTGATAGATACGAGGATACAAGAAAAACTAAATTAATTCCTATAAGATGGTTTCATCAATCAGAGAATAAAAGGGCAAGGATTCTTTCAAATGCCTCTTACATACAGCAAAATGTGTTTTTTCCTGCTGATTGGGACATTCAATGGCCTTTATTTTATAGAGCAATTACTTCCTATCAGAAAGAAGTCAAAAATAAATATCACGATGGTCCCGATGCTTTAACTGGGATAGCAGAAATGGTTATAAAATCAAGACCGAGGGCTATGCTTATATGAAATTATTTGGGTATGAAATATCAAAAGCAAGAAGCAAACCAAAAATAAATTCTCAATCATTACCTGAGTTTTTAAATAATTACTTTTATGGTCGTGAATGGATTAATGGTTCTGATGTAGCTTCCCTTTTGGGTGCCTATAGGTCATGGGTTTATATTACCGCTTCAAGAAATGCTGCTGCTTTTGCTGCAACACCTATTAAACTCTTTGTTGCGAAAGAGTCTCCCAGACAAAAGTTGTTAGCTTTGACAAAAGATGTTCATCCTATAAGACAAAAAGAGTTATTAAATAGATTTGGACATATTCCTTCAGTTAGAAAAGCACAAGAAGTAGGTGAAATTGTGGAGCATCCATTACTGGATTTACTATATAATGTAAATCGCTTTATGAATAAGACAGATTTGTTTGAAATAACTGATTTATTTCAGGAATTGTCTGGTGATGCTTATTGGTTATTGATATTTGATAGAGTTTTAAGGATTCCTGTTGAAATATGGCCTTTACCTCCTGATAAAGTTTCAGTTATACCAGATAGAGAGAAATTTATATCTGGATATGTTTATAAGAATGGAAATGTTAAAAGAACTTTTACAACAGACCAAATTATTCATTTTAAATGGCCTAATCCGTTAGACCCTTACTATGGAATGAGTCCTTTACAAGGTGTCGCTGATATTTATAACATAAATACAAACATGAATAATTATGAGAATGCTGTATTTAGTAATAGTGGACGTCTTGATGGTTATTTCACAACAGAACAGGAAATGGATGAGTCTTCATTTAAGCGTTTAAAGAGGGAACTTGACGAAACATGGAATGGCGTTACCAATGCCGGCAAAACAGGTTTGTTGGATTTTGGTTTAAAGTTTCAATCAGTAAATCTTTCACCAAGAGATTTAAGTTTTATGCAAGGTAGAAGATGGACAAAGGCAGAAATATTTGAGGCATTCGATACACCGATGGGGTTATTTGATGAGAAAGCTAATAGAGCAAATGCAGAAGCCGCTCAATTTACATATATGAAGTATGGTATTCAACCGAGATTAAGAAGATTTGAGGAAAAACTTAACGAAAAACTTGTTCCATTATTTGATGATAAATTATTTGCTGCTTTTGACGAAGTAATACCTGCTGATAATGAGTTTAGATTAAAAGAAGATACTGAATATCTTAAAGCAGGTGTTAGATACATTAATGAAGTAAGAACAGAACGTGGTTGGAAACCTGTTGAGAATGGTGATACACCTTACATTCAAATGCAGTATGTTCCATTGGGAACTCCCCCACAAAAAGCACAACAAGAATCAAAACCAGAAAAACCTGGTAAAGAAGATGAAGTTGTTGAAGAAGCCGTTAATTTTTTAGTGAATCGTGTCAAAGAAAGACTGCTAAATGGAAAACCCAGTTGACAATATAGTGGATGCTATAGTGTCCGATTTAAGCAACGTTGCAAGTGCTTTTCCTGTTGAATACAACGGTGAATTGCATAAAGCAATAATGCAGCAATTTGATGAAAGGGCGCTACCATTTGAGAATATACTGAAAGATATAATGGTAAAAATATTTAGACAACAACGTCTTGAAGTTATAGAGAACTTACTTCGTATTGAACCTAAGTCTTATACAAAAGATTATACAGATGAGATATTTGATAGAGATAAATGGGATGAAGTTATTAGGGAAGATGGTGGAACTGCAATAAGACAAATAGTAGAAACAGAAGGTTTCTTTATAGGAGTCCAGTTTGGTATTAGCTTTAATGTTTCTTCATCAAATGTATTGGAATTTTTAAATTATAAAGTATTTGATTCAAGTATTTATAATTATCCAATAATGGTGAATGATACAACTGAAAATATGCTTAGAACTCTTTTATCAGAAGGTTTAAGTGAAGGTTTAACAATGCGGGAACTTGCGAGAAATCTTGATTCAGTATTTAACTTTGCTGAAACTGATAGAGCTATGCGAATTGCTCGTACAGAAACAACTGGGGCTATGAACTTTGCTGATAATGAAGGATATAAACAAACAGGATTTGTAAAAGCAAAACGATGGTTAGCAACGCTTGATGATAGAGTTAGAGACTCTCATTCCAAATTACACAATGCCGTTGCAAAAATTGGAGAAAAGTTTAAAAATGGTCTTGAATATCCTGGTGATTCTCGTGCTGGCAAACCTGAAGAAACTGTAAATTGTCGATGTACTACTATAGCAGTTCTACCAATATAAGGAGAATAAAATGTTACCTAAATTTGTTACACAGGAAATGACATTAAAAGATGTGTTTTCTAAGTTAAAAGAAGCATACCCAGAAAGTTTTGATGGTCTTTGTACTGAATATGATTTAAAAGAAGAAACACCCTATATAAGAAAAGGCGTTACCGCTTCAGACCTTAAGTTTGAGGAGGGGGAACGAGCAGTAATTTCTAATATAACAACTGATTCTGTTGACCGTGATGGTGAGATTGTTGACCCGAAGGGTGTCATTCTTACTGATTATGAAAAGAATCCTGTTGTTTTATTTGGACATGACCATAGAAATCTCCCTATCGGTCGTAATATGTGGATAAAGAGAAGTAAAAATGGGCTTATTGCAAAGACAACGTATGCGACACATCAGTTGGCAAATGATGTGTATGAATATAGAAAAGGTGGTTTTCCTCTTGCTCAATCAATCGGTTTTATTCCATTAAAAGTGGAGAATTATGCAGAAGGTTCAGAAGAAAGAAAGCAGGGTGTGTACAGAAAGTACACAAAGTGGCTTTTGTTGGAATATTCTGATGTCCCAGTCCCTTCTAATCCGGATGCCGTTGCAATAGCAATTAGTAAAGGATTGATACCAAATAACTTGCCGGAATCAGCACCGCAAGAAGAAGTGAACCAAGAAGAAAAAGAAGATGAGTCCTCTTCACTAAAAAGTGAAACCTCTAATGACTCCAAGGAGGAAAAAACGGATAACATACTTGAGCAAACAGAGATTAAAAGTGAGGACTCATCTTCTAATAAAGAAGAATTTATTATTAAATTAGCTGATTTAAATGAGAATCCTTCTGTTTGGGATATTGTAGAATCATTACAAAGTTTAGTTAGGGTTCCTATGGGGAGTAATCTTCCTTATAAATGGGTTTGTGATGTTTATCCTATAAAATATCCAAATGGACATTGTATTATAAATATTGAATCAAAAGAGGGTTCAAAATATTATCAGCATGATTATACATATAGTGAAGAAGGAAGCACTATTTCAGAAGAATTTACTGAGCTTGAGAGGGGTTACCAATCAAAGAAATCTTCTAAAGATATTGAGGAATATATTAGAGGGAAGAAATCTGAAGGGGATTCTTTTTATATTCTTGCTGAGGAGGAAATTGTGAATAAGGAAAAATCGGAAACATTTACTATTGATTCAGAATTGCTAAATACTATTGTAAAAAATGCAGTGGACAAATTTAAAAAAGAAATTATTGAATCATGCGTTAGTGAAGTTAAAGATGAGTTCGCTCGAATGAGAGGAAAAGTTTAGAGTCATTAGAAGTCTCTCCAGAGATACTTTAGAGGTATTAGGAAAACGGACTTTTGGGATGATAAAACTTTATAACAATTAAACAAAAAGGAGTTTAAGTATGCCGCCTCAAGCATTAACAAAAGAAGAACTGGGTGTTGTTATTGAAGGACATCTGAAAGAACAACTGGTACTTATGAAAAAAGAAGTAACAGATGAAGTAAAAGGTGCCATGAAAGAAGTCATCCAGGAAAGTATTAAAGATATCAAGAGCGAAGATAAGTCATTATTTCCTGAAAGGGAAGACCCCAAAGGTGGATTTACTAACTTCGCCGATTTTGCAAAGGAAGTGTATGATGCCGGTGAAGGTATGACCAATCCTTCTCCCAGACTCAAAACATGGATTAACAAATCCACTGAAATCGAAAAAACTGCCGGTTCGCCTTCTCAGACAGTTGGGAGCTTACAAGCTGGTGGTGCCCTCATTCCTCCGGAGTACTCAAGAACGGCACTTACAAGGGCTCGTGAACGTTCCCAGATTCTGAATCGGGCTCGTGTTATTCCGATGAACTCGCCGGTCATTCAGATTCCTTATATTAAGGACTTTAACCAATCAAATGGTAAAGTTGCCGGGAATGTTAAATTCCGCTGGGTATCTGAGAATGAGCAAGGAACAGGCAATCAGGTTCAGTTTGAAATGATTGAACTGAGTCTGAAAGAAGCAAATTGTATGGTTTACGTGAGTAATCGTATGATGGACTTCTCTCCTGTTTCGATTGAACCTTTTATAACCACAGCCGTTGATGAAGCGTTGGACCTTGGTCTGTCCGATGCCTTCTTAAATAGCGGTGGTGCTGGTAAACCCCAGGGTATTCTCGGTTCGCCGGCTCTCGTTTCTATAGCAAAGGAAACGAATCAAGCAGTAGATACAATTCTGTATGAAAATACCTTGAAAATGCTTGCCAGATTCTATGGTAATAATGGAACATGGTTTGGTTCCAGAACAATTATACCTCAGCTTGGTGTAATGAATGTTGCTGTTGGAACTGGTGGTTCAGCCGTGTTTCTCGCCAGTAACGGCGGAATTGCAAGCGCCACTGGTACTTTCCCCGCACAGTTGCATGGTGCTCCTCTTTACTATGACCTGGTTTGCCCTGTCATTGGTGATGTTGGTGATTTGTCCTTTATTGACTGGGGACAGTATCTTATCGGGCAATTCGCTGGTAAACAAGGTCTTCAAATGACCGATAGTGCTCATCTGAAATTCGATTACCGTCAACACGCTTTCAACTTTACAATGTATATTGATGGTCGTCCGTGGTGGCCTTCGGCGTTTCAGCCGCTTAAAGGTGATACACTGAGTCCTTATGTTGCCATAGCGGCTCGTTAGTAGTTAGTATTTAGTAAAAGCTCCGGGGTTCTTAAAATTCTTCCCTGGAAAAGCAAAAACACTGTTACAAGGAGCTTTTAAATGTTTGGTCGTGATGCAAGTCAAAATTTGGCTATCGTTCCTATTCCTCCTCAGGATTTGAATGATGCCGCAGTAAAATCAACCTGGGTTGACATGAGAAATTTCGAGCATGCCACACTGTATGTAATGGTTGGTGATACGGCAGGAGCGACTTTTGCTGTTACATTTCAAGAAGCAAAAGACGCTTCTGGCACAGGAGCTCAAACATTGGCTTACACCAATGCAAAGACTTCTGGTCAGAAGTTAGTTATTAACACCGTTGTTGGTACTTTTTCTGTCGGTGAGACAGTCACCGGTGGAACAAGCAATCTTACTGCTGAAGTCTATGAGGTATCTGCTTCATATTTGCTGGTACGGAATTTGACAGGAGGTACTACATGGACATCTGGTGAAACTCTTACAGGTGGAACCTCAGCAGCAACAGCAAAAATTTCTGGTACAGGTCAGAATGAAGACATTCTTCTTCCTACTTATACTGCACCGTCTTCAACAATCACAGTTCCTGCTGTTACGTTCAAAACGTACTGCATTGAGATTGACGTTGAAGATTTAACAACAGAAGATGGCTATACACACATGAGAGCGTGCCTTACCGACCCAGGTGGTGCTACTATTGCTGGTGGCCTCATTCTGCTAACAAAACCGGTGTGGCGTGGTATTCCAATGCCTTCTTCTATGGGAACACAGAAGATAGCAGCAACACAGAGTTAATAAACATTTAACCGATTAAATGATTCGGGAAGGAGGTTTTATTAAATGTCCCCATTTTTTAAAATAATTGATGAATATCCGGGGTATGCTATCGGGCAGATTGTTGAGTTTAACTCTCCTTCCCGAATTGCTGCTATGAATGGTGATGGAGTAAATCCACAAAGGGGGGTTCAGGTTCTTCCACCTAAACCACAAGTTAAAAAAGTGGTGGAACCTGTTGTTGTAAAAAAAGAAGTAAAAACATTATCCAAGAAAAAGGGGGTTGTCAAAAATGCGAATAATACTAACAGAGGACTGGATGGGAACGCCAGCAGGAACGGAAGTAAATCTATCGGAAGCCATGGCAACGCAACTGCTATCAAGAAAGGTAGCAAAAAGACCGGAGCCAAAAAAGTTGTCAAAAAGTCCAGATAAAATGATGCGTTCCTCTCCTGTTGAAAAGTAGCTTTCACACCGGTTGAAATCCGGAGAAAGAAGGAGTTGTTATGAGTGTAGGAAATAAAACACCCTTGTTTTCAAGAAGGCAACCTGGTGGAGTATTCACCATAGTTGATGAAAGACAAGGTTCAGGAAACATTTGGTGGGTTGATTCTGGAAGCGCCGTGGCTGTCGATGCTGCCGGAGCTGGAATGAACCCGGAAAAACCGTTTGCTACGATTGACTATGCCATTGGTCAATGTGAAGAAAACAATGGCGATATTATCTATGTAGTAGAAGGGCATACCGAAACAGTTATTGCCGCAGGAGGGATTACTTGCGACAAAGCCGGTATTTCAATAATCGGTTTGGGTGTTGGTTCGGATAGACCCACCATTACATTTACAACTGCTGATACCGGCGATATTGAGATTGACTCGGCAAATGTCAGGATTAAAAATATGATATTTGTTGGAGGTTTTGAATCTCTTGCCGCTATGATTGATGTAGATGCTGCATACTTCACGATTGAAGATTGTGACTTCTATGTTAATGAAGCAGATCATGATGTTCATATCACTATCATTACCGATGCCAATGCTAATGATATAACCGTTAAAAATTGCTCCTTCAACTATCTTACTGCAACGGATGGTACAACCGCCGTTACAGAGACGTCCACAGAAGCAATACGACTCGTTGGTGCCGATAGAGCCAGAATTGAAGGATGTTACTTTGCTGGTGATTTTACTACATCCGCAATTAACAGTGTAACAACGGCGAGTAAAGATGTTAAGATTCTTAACAATCGAGTAAACAATATTGCTACAGGAAATATTGCTGGAGGTATTGATTTACATACGAACACCACAGGTTTTGTTGATGGCAATAAAGTTTACGTTGCTTATTCCGGTTCTGCTGCTGCTTTGATTGATGATGGTTCTTGTGCAGTTGGTCTTAACTATGTAAATAATGCTACAAGTGAAGCTATGACATTATTTGCACAGAGTGAATCATCTGATGCTACTGTTAGTGTTGGTGTTAAAGTTTCACAAGCAATATCAACAACCAAGTCCGCTGGTACTTCAGTTGGCACAAGAGTTTCAGCTGGAATCAGTACCACAAAATCTGCTGGCACAAGCGTTGGCACAAGAGTTTCAGCTACGATAAGTACTGTTAAATCCGTTGGTACTTCGGTTGGAACAAAGGTGTCAACAGGAATTAGCACAACAAAATCGGTTGGTACAAGTGTGGGAACGAAAGTTTCTACTACAATAAGTACCACCAAGTCTGCCAATACAAGTGTTGGCACAAAAGTATCAACGGTTCTTAGTGCAGTTCATAGTTTGGCTACATCATTAGCGACCAAGTTGTCCACTATTGATAGTCAAATTTCCTAAGTAAAAGGGGCTAATTGTGGAACGGGCAAATATACGATATTTCACCAGTAACTTTTCCGAGTTTGGGTTTATCTCCCATTTACCCGTACTTGCAGCAGCCTGTATGATTTCAGGAACAGACCCCGTTCTCGAATTGGGGGCGGGGTTTGCTTCCTCATACGCTTTACATGGAATATGCTCAGTAACAAAGCGTAAAATTGTAACACTTGAATCTGATAAAGTATGGTTATCAAGATTTTCACTTTATCAAAGACCATGGCATCAATTTAAATATGTTACAGATTTTATAGACCTTCCTGAGTATAAAGAAAAATGGGGGATGGCATTCGTTGACCATGGCATTCTTGGTCAACGTGGTTTAGCACTGGCGGCAGTTAAAGATATTCCAATTATTGTGGCGCATGATACTTGTCATGAAGAATTAAACTATACAAATAAAGGAGTCCCACAAGTATTAGACAGTTTTAAATATCGGTGGGATTATAAATGGCAAGGTCCTCAGACGAGTGTGTTTAGTAATTCGATTGATGTTACAAAGTTATTTAGGGGGCTCGAATTATGAAAAAAGATTGTGCTGTTGTGGTATATCTTGATAATGATGGGTACTGTAAATTAGAATTTCCATGGCTTTATAATTCATGGAGATATAGTAATGCTGATTCACGGTCGGATTTGATTGTGTTTTATAATCCTTTAGTGGACATAACTGATATGCCAAAAGAAAGTGATGTTATTTATGTTCCACTTAATCCAACAAATGACCCTTTGTGGCATGATTATCCAAGGATTAATAGTACATATTTCTTAACGACATCGGAAGCAGAAATAATAAAAGATTATCTGTATACATTCAGGACGGATATAGATAATTTCTTTACAAAGAACTTTGTTAATTTCAGACCACGATTGGCAACATTCGGAATAACTGTTTATGCTTCAAGAGACCCGAAGGTGGGCAAAAGAATAAGTGCTATTTGTGAAAGACTTGGGATTACTCAATATTTTATGAATAGTGATTGTCATTTTATGATGAACAGTTATCACGCTACAGAATATGCAAAGACCCAATATGAAATAGCAACGATATTAAAAAGGGAAGAATTTAAGGAAGGACCTGGTGATTGGCCTGGTTGGTATGAGTACATTATCAATATGTACAGTGCTGGTATCGCTGCTAATGCTCATTTTACCAGTGGCTATATGCTTGGTGGATTAGGTGTTTTAAGTTGTTGTGATGATTACATTGGTTCTTCCGATTATACAATTCATGCTGTTCATACAATGGAACACTTTAGTAAACATCGTTGGAGACGTGGTGAATATGATGTTCTTGATATAAGTGCTTTGGATGAAAGTATTGTAGCAAACTATTGTATAAAAATGGCTGGAAAGAGAGGTACAATAGAATGAACATTGTACACTTTGTTCCTTATGGTCCTAACTCTTGTGGATTATATGAAGCCGCTCGTGATATGATTATTGCTGATAGACTTATGGGTCATACATCAAATTTTGTAGATGTTGGTTCTACTTATACAAATGGTAAAAAGGATGAACCAAAAGTTGGTCAAATTGATTCAAGGGGAGGAACTGTTGTTCAA